TTTCATCAACTTGCTCTTTAAAAAAATTTTCTATTTGCTGTAAAAGGTCTGTTTTAGTTCTTCTTCTATCTAACTCTATACTATGCTCTCGCATAAAAAGCTCTAATTCTTTTTTATTCATAGATTTGTAATCAGGAACAATCATCGTTTCTTCTTTCGTTGTAACGATCTCTGTTCCATTAATCATTGCAAGAGCTTCTGATTTTGTCATGCTTGGTGTCGGTAGAGGTCTTCCACCTTTTACATATCTTAAATTATAAAGTTTTTCTCCATCTTCATTTTGCCCAACGTGAAACATTTCTATATCACTCATTTTGTTAATCCTTTTGTTTTTTCATAACTGCGTAATCCACCAATGCCAAGTAATCCTCCTAAAGTTGTAAGGAGAGTAGACATATCAAATTCTGGCAATTTAGGAAGCTCCAATCCAAGCACCGTTAGAACAAAAACAAGTAGTGGCTGAATAACAAAGTGATATGCAAACGCAATTCCACATACCCAACCCACAAACGGTCTCCATCCACCTTTGAACAAGCTGCCACTTGCAGCTTCTGCTTTATTAATTTCTAGTTGAGACAACAATGCCTGTTGAGCGTGGGTGTCGGACATGGTGGCAATCTCGTGAGCCAACTTAGCTTTTTGATCTTTGTCTTGGATTACTTTATCTAGGATAGAAGTTACTGGACCAACAAGAGTATTAATTAAGCTCATTTTTAAAAATCCCTATATCGATGTTTCCTGAAATAGATATTCTTTCACCTTTGCTCTCGTAAAATGGAAAGACTTCATGTTTCATTTCTGATGGAAAAATGACCATGTAACCTTCAGATTCTTTTTCCATGTTATAAATAAATTGAGATAACCGACCTAATGAATTTGTGTAGTTAAATGCAAAGTTAGATATACTGCCACTGGCATTAGATTCAGCACATATCGGAAGCTTCTTCTGCTCTTCATAAGATGTGGGAATCTGCATCCATATAACAAAACTATAGACACCGCTGTGATCGTGAGGTGGATTAAACTCGTGCTTCTTTTGAAAGTTTACCCACAAGCTTTCTAAGTTAAATCCTTCACCTTCTTTCATTGTGGTTCTCCAAGGAGCACCATACGATTTAATATGACTATCAATAAAGCTAGGCAAAATATCTTTCATAAAATCTGCAATCAGAGGAGAACTTCCGTCCAACCGAATAGATGAGCTAATATTTCCTGCCAATTCACTTTTCATATCTTCTGGTTTTTTCTTTGCTTCTTTAATTAATTTCCAAATACTCTTAATTATATCTTCTGGTAGTTTTCCTTCCACTACTCCAATGTTTGGGAAGTTTCTTTGTATAAGTTCCATTATCGAGCCTTTCCTCTAGGTTATTAACTTCTTTTTAATCTTAATTCCTCTAAATCTTTTTCTTTTTTACCTCCGTCATATGTCCAAGCATACCCTCTATAAACCATTTCTTCGTTTAAGTTTGTTTCACCACAGAATAAGTATCCAAGCATACGACCATACTTCCCATCTTTTTCAGTTCTAACTTTTAATCCAGAAGCGATGCCATCTTCTAACCGTCTTGTTAGAAAATCCTTTGCTTCCAGACCCATAGCTTTTTCTTCTAAATCTCTAGTGCGAGATTCAGGAGTATCTATCCCTGCCAAACGCACACGTTCTTTTTTAGAAAGATTAAATCCAAGATCAATAACAATGTCTATTGTATCGCCATCAACTACTTTTACAATTTCTTTTATGGCGTATTCATACATTTTACATCCTGTAAAGTATTGCTAACAACAGAAGAATAATTGAAGTAGCAGAACCAACTGCCCAAGCTTCAATCCGCTTAATACGATTGTACAAATCTTTAAACTGAATATGAATCTCAGTCTCCAAAGCAACGACCCTTTTGTCGATCTCTGCAACCTCAGTTGGTATACCTGTTGTTTTGTTTCTCATTAGCCTACAAATGTAGTTCCTGCTGTAATAGCAGCTTTAATTTTAGTCATGTCTTCACTGCCCCAATCATCCCTAGCCATCATGTCGACAAGGTATCCCATTGACCTTGACACTCTGGCTTTCTTTTCATCCGTTGCCATGTCATGTGCAAAGTCTGCACTTGTTGCATCATCGCCCTTGTCATGTGTAGCTATGACGGCTGTAATAACACTTGCACCATTTAAACACGCTGCGTGGTTCTGTGCTTTGAGTTCGTCTGTTCTTGCTTCTTCAGCCATTGGTTTTCTCCTTTATGCGTCTTCTAATGTTTTAACTCTCGCTGTGAGTGCTGTGTTTAATGCTGATAGTTCTTGTACTGCCTTTACTAAAGCCCAGTTAATTTCGTTTGGAGTTACTTGCAAAGAGCCATTCCTTGCTTCTGTTATATCCGAAGGAAATATTTCTTTAAGCTCTTGTGCTATAACACCGACCTGAGTTCCTGTTTTATCACAAAAGGACAATTCTTCATTTCCTGATTCTAACTCTTCTTTAGTTCTATACTCAAATGTTCTAACCTGTACGTTGTTTATTTCTGTTAATCCCTTGCTATAATCTGCAATATTTTTCTTTATTCTTCTGTCTGAAGTCTGTGACCAAGCTGTTGAATTGTTGCCTTGAAAACAAGCACCAGAAGAATTTCCAACAATATATGTTGCAGCATTTCCTGTACCAGTATTAGACCTAGCAATTACAAGAGTATTATCGCCCTCTCCAATTTGACCGCTTCCTGCTTGGTTTCCGATACAAATATTAGTAGAACCTGAAGTTATAGTATTTCCTGCATCATGTCCAAGAAGAGTATTAGTAGAACCTGAAGTTATTGCTACTCCTGCTTGGTCACCTACTGCTGAATTATTACTACCTGTACAAACATTTAAAGCACCGTTTCCTACAGCAGAGTTTCCTATGCCACAATTAGCACTTAATGCAGCGTAACCTATTGCGGTATTACCATCTCCATCATCTGTACCATCACCTGCGAAACCACCTACAAAAGTGTTTAATGTGCCTGTAGTAACTGACCCTCCTGCATTATATCCAACGGCAGTGTTAGTCGCATTAACTGTATTACCACCAAAATTACCATTTACTTGTGAGCCTAAGGATGCATAGCCTATTGCAGTATTTCTGGAATCGGCAACTGCTACCCCTAATGCACCTACCCCTACTGCAACATTTGCTTCGCCTATACTTAAAGAATCCGCACAAAAACTACCCATTAAGGTGTTATCTTTGCCTGTCTGTACACTTTCACCTGCACTATAACCAACAGCAGTGTTATTAACTTGTGTTGCTGTAGTAAAGTTTTGTGAACCTAAAGCATTTCTACCTATTGCAACAGACTGACTTCCTAATGTATCTGTACTCAGTGCTAAATATCCTACAGCTATGTTAAAGTCTGCATCTGTTAAGGCATCACCTGCTAATCCACCAATAAGGGTGTTTTGTACACCTGTTGTAATGTCATTACCTGCATCTCTACCAATCGCTACGTTGTAGTTATCTGTAGATGTTGCAAAGTTTTGGTTTTCTAAAGCACCTGGACCGATAGCAACGGCTCTATCACCTTTAGTATCTGTTGTTAATGATGAAGTTCCTATAGCAACATTGCTATTTCCAACAGTAAGTGCGTCACCTGCTAGACCACCGATTAAAGTGTTAGCCGCACCTGTTGTGACTGCTGCACCTGCATTATTACCCACTGCCACGTTAAGCATATCTGTAGCAGTAGCAGGAGCTTGTGCAGTTAGTGCGTTGTGACCTATCGCAACGCTAGTTCCACCATTTACATCAGCATCTAAAGCATGACTTCCTATAGCAATGTTTTGATTTTTAATATTTACGAGCAATGCATCTTTACCGATTGCTACATTGTCATCTCCTGCATTTGCACTTAACGCTTGATGTCCAATAGCTACATTATCGTTACCATCATCAGTACCATCTCCTGCTGAAGCACCTATAAAAGTGTTAAGTTCTCCTGAAGTAAGTGACAAACCAGAATCCTTACCTACGGCAACATTACCTCCACCTGTTGCAACCTGTAAGGATGATTTACCAATAGCAACATTATCGTTACCACAGTTGGCACTTAATGCAAGATAACCCATCGCTGTATTATTTGTGCCGTCATCTGTAGCATCGCCTGCAAGACCACCGACAAAAGTGTTTGCTGTTCCTGTAGTGATTGATGTTCCTGCATCAACGCCAATAGCTACATTATACGCTTCCGCACCTGCATTTTGTACTTTCAATGCACGATAACCTATAGCAACACTGTTACCATTAGCATCTTCAGTTTTAAGTGCTTCAAAGCCTACAGCTACATTGTTATCACCAGTAGTCAAAGCTGTCCCTGCCTCATCGCCCAAGACCACGTTGTAATTACCGCCACTCGCTATTGAGTTACCTGCGTTGACACCAAACCTAACGTTAGATGTTCCTGCTGTGGGTGTAGACAGAGAACCGTCAGAAGCTATAGCAAATTTTACTGTTGCTGCCTCTGAAGCTCCTGTCATAAACTCTAAACTGGTAGCATTGCTTGACGAACTAAAGTCACCTTCTGATTTAGCTTGAATAGCTGCAGCTACTAAAATAGCGTCTGTGCCTGTTCCTTCATTCGGAGCTTGAAAGTTTATTTTTCCTAGAACGTCATTTGCAGCAATGTCAGCTTCCGCTGTCTGTAAAAACAACTGTGCGGTGCTATCGTCACCAGTAGCAGCATTCTTAATGTAAAGTGTTGTGCCAACCTCTAATCCAACCAAAGAATCAACAAGTGCAGCACCAGATCCTGCACCGTCAGCGTAAATCATCTTGGTAACACCTGCAGCAAGGATAACATTCGCACCGCTGCCTTGTGTTAATGTAATAACTTGGCTTGTTGCGTTTTCTATAATCCAGAGCTTTTTAACTGTATTTGGTCCGACTGTAATTGTACAAGCTTGGTTCCCACCAGTTAGTTTTACATAAAGACTAATTGCCTCGTTATCTGTCTCTGTTCCGTCTGGAATAGTTAAGGTGTCTGTTGAAGCACTCGCTACTGTTTTAGACTGAAATCCTAAAGCATCAGCGATTAAAGTTAGGTTTGTATTAGTGACTGTGCCCCAAGTACCACTGGCATCTCCAGTAGCCATTTCTGCTAGGCGTAAATTATTTATATAGGAGCTTGCCATATTAA